CGGAGCTTAGGCACCCCCTTAACCACATGGATTCCAAATTAATGGTACTCTTGCTGCATTGATCTATTTAAAAGATACTACAGTCCACTTTGTGAGAAAGGGGGAAAAGGGTGCATACGACTTAAACGTGACCACAACCATAATCGACTCTAGCGAAAGAGCCGACACACTCATCCGGATACATGTAACCAACCCTGCAGTTGGAAATCTTGCCGGCTAGAGCATCTAGTTGTGACGTTGAAACGTCGTACCTTCGACTCAGAGACTCCGTGCAAACCATACCCTTTGCATGATCCACGGAACCCCCGTCAAGAACGTTTGAGGACTGGCTAGAAAACCGGACATGGTCCAAGTTTTCCCACCCGCTGGCCAAAGAACCAGGTAAACAACAAAAACGTCGTCGAAGAGCTGAGAGAATGATAGAATTGGGCTCATTCTTGAGGCCAGCAACGACCCCACTAAGGAAAACGTCCATACGTTGTCCAACACTCAGCTGCGCAAATTCCACCACCGACATGCCCACCATGTCAGCAGTGAGGTCCCCCTCAATGGAGCCGAAACCACGGAAGATAGTCCCATAATTCATTACAGGAATATACTCTCCAGTGGTCAACCGCAAAGGGGACCGTTTGAGGAACTGGATTTTTTCGGGGACAAACCCATAGTCGTTTCTTGCCGGTTCCACAGTAAGCACGTGGCCAAAGGCCTCCCCGCACTTAACGACAAGCTCGCTAATTTTCTCCCAGTGGTTGATGCGATCCTTATTATCACCTAAAATAATGACCGCCGCTTGAGCAATCATAAACATGGCGACATGATTAAGAATCGTTGTCAACACCGTACCACTTCCTTCGAAAAGGGAAAACATGTGAATTTCACATTTTTCTTCCCCATTCTCTGGGTTTGCAAGTTTGATCACATTTGCACATTGACTTACCAAACCTATTGCTAACTCGGGAGAAAATTGAGATAACAACATAAAAATTAAGCCAAAGACACCACTTTTGTTTCCTGAATCACAGGAAGAAATGTCCACATTAAAAGCGAAATCATGCCCGTTCAGGTTACCAGCCCAAACAGAATCATCTGAATAAATCAGAATGTACACCTCGTCATGACGAGACATACAATTAATAGCACTTCGCAAACTCTCTGTCAACCCTGGTGTAGTCGGTTTGGCAAAGATATTAATGTGGACTTTCACACCATTGTGACTGTAAGTCCTACAGCCATCAAGGCACACTTTCGCGTACTCGGGGAGCTCATTAGCGAACATACATCCACCATCATACGTAACGTACAATCGTGGGACCTTGCCCTGCTTAGCAAACTCCTTCTTAACCTTAGCCTCCACAAAACGAGTCATGTTATCGTCAGGCGTGTGCTCGACGACTCTAGCAACAAACATATGTCGCAAGGCTCGTTTAATGTGAGGAATAATAGCCAACTCCTCCCGGGATACACGATAGTCTAAGAACGTGGTAAAGTTCTCATAATTTGTACCGTATATCCACTTTGGGTGAGAAGCCGCATATTGATCCAAGGTAGTGCGCGAAAAAGACTCGAGAAGGTCTGAAAACCCGACTCTCATCTGTGCATAAATCCTGGTAAGAGAAGAATGTTTCCCGAACCAGGCCGCAATAGGTCCCCCTGAAATTCTCTCAGACGAACCAAACCAACCCTCCCTCATGGCCACCGGGCAAGTATAGGTAATGGGTTTTAGAGGTTTAAGCCCCTTTCGGTGCTCGTTTAGTTTCCGTAACTTAACGAGATTACCGACTTGTACCCAATCATATAACTTGCCCAAATGGTGGCCAGACGTGAACTCCAGGTTAGCTACCGTATTAAAACGGGAACGCCAAGTCCAGTCACGACCAAATGCTAATTCCTCCCTTGCTCCAACCCAATCCAGCTCCGTGCTGAAAAAGAGGTGAGCAAAAGCAGAATACTGCAATGAAGTCAAGTCCTCATCAAACGCAAGACTCTCTCTGGCCCCACACATCCGTTTAAGTGCTTTAGTGGCATTCAAAGCATTTACGGAATACATGAGAAAGGGAGTTGCGTCCACCGGGTAAAACCCTGTGTAAATGGAGCGATAGTATTTACTACCATTGGCACCATCCTCGGATGTTTGAAAACGAGGATAAACACTGGGTGAAACGGCTTGAGCGTTGCTGGGATCCGGTAATTGTGGCCCCACTTCCCATTGAGTTAAACACCCAAGGAAACGTTGGTGGAGCCCGAAGTGATGATTCAAAACTGGAACCATTCCTCCAACCATTCGGTGAGCATTGACTTTCACCCCAGCTTCCTCTTTGAAAAAAAGAAGAGCACAATCAGGGCGAAAGGGGTAAGACTCACCTACATGACAATCAACACTAACGTGACGACCAATGTCGCCATCAAAGTGAACCTCGCCATACCGAACCATCTCGCAATCAACAGCACGATCCCGGTCATCCACACACACGCGCCCAAAACCAGTCTGCAATCGAAAGATCCTGAACTGATTATAATGAACGTAGTAATTATATGTGGCCACCAAAATGTCGTGATCCAACACACAACCAAAATGTCTATTTGCAGAAGCCATAGCCATATTGCGATGAGTGTCGGTGCACAACGGAGTAGAGACTTTTGCCCGAAGAAAGTCTAAAAAAGGGACAAACACATCAAAGGAAGTGGGAGCGTAAGTTTTGCCTTCAACTGTAAACTCTTGGCCAAACGCATACGTAACGAAAGCAGGAATTGCACTGCATTTCTTCTCCGACTCAGAATGAGTAAGCAGAAAGCCTGGTTTAGAAGTTTTAACATTCACCACCAATTGACCTTCATGGACAACATCCGCAACATTGCCATCCACAAGACCAATAGCCCTCCACACTGTACCCTCAAGAACAAAATGATAGGGCTGTTGTCCATCCCATCCCCGAAAAACTCCATACATAGTGGGTCTAAGTGGGCGAACGACAAGTAGCTTATCTTGTTCTTTCTGTTCCTTCTCTTTCTTCTCAGAGCGCACTTTAGCTGGATGTTGGCGCTTACCTTCAGATTTCTCGCTCATATCATCAGGGTCAGATCGGCCACCACTCTTGGGCTTCTGGTAGTCAACCTTCTTGTTACGGAAACCGTTGTTTCCACCCCCACGAAGTTGTTCCAATGCGTGATTGATTGAGTTGTCTTTAACGGGAGGCCCATCACCAGTGTAATCCGACGAGTAGCCTTTACCGAAGAGGAAAGAGGATGTGCTCCCTTGAGCAAACCCTGTCAACAGCACGTGACAGGGTTCATCAGAAAAGAGTCCTTTATAATCAACAACAAATCGATTAAAAGGAATCTTCCTGGAAAGTGCCCAATAAAGAGCAAAAGCAGCCAAAAAGACTGCCAAAAGACCCCCAACTGAAAAACCAATCAGGGGCCAACCCCCAGCTTTGAACAAGGCCTGCTGGGGTAGGCGTCGAAGTGGTCCCCTTCGACTGGGCGTGAACGATTTAGCGACTCGTTCGGTCGTTTTGGACGCTAGGTTTAGTGGACCTGTCCACGTACCGTCCCCTCTCTGAGCCATATTGCGCCCGATATGACCGAGGGTTCCTCCCACGCAGGAAGGAACCCATTCCCCTCAGTAGTCAACGCTGCGTTGACCCGTCCCCATTCTAACGCCTTGCCTTTTCATTTCTTGTTCTAAGGCATCTTTAAACGTTAGCCGAGGATCGGAAGCAACTCGTCGTTGAGCGTGCTGAAGGAGATTCTTGACACAATCATACCCAACGGCGTCGTTGTTAGTGTCAGACAACAAACCCTGAACCACACCAGGACCAATGTACTCAGCATGAGTGACAACCTCAAAATAAAAAGGTTGAGCTGCAGTGCCATCAATCATGATGACCATGTTGGCAACCCCGTTGTAAGTATCAGCCCCATTGGTGTAATACTCCCCACCAGAATAGGGGAACATTTTGCGGAGGGCTGATGCATTAGCACGAGGATAATCGTCCATGTTAGGGTCTGTGCAAATCCTAACTAAGCTGGCTTCAGATCTACCTTTAACCTTAATGATTTCGGTTGCATCTTTCGACAGAAGATTTGCTGTAGAATACCCAGATGGGACGGCCGCGGATGTGTGGTCAGCGCCGAGGACATTATTGACGTCTGGATCAGAATAGGCGTAATAATTGCCCCCCTCATTGAACGTAGTACCAGTGTAGTAGAGACGCATTGAACATGAAACAATTCTTCCCGTGATCTCATTTACAGATCCAGTTCCACCACTAGTGGTGTTCAACTGATTGGTAGCATAGGGAAGATTGGACATGAATGCAGCTCCAGGGAACAAAGTACCACCTTGCTGAAAGGTTGGCGATGTGTAGGCGAAGTCAGAAGGGGGGGCTCCGGTCACAGTCGGGGTGTACTGTGCAGTAGTGTAATAAGCACAAGGCCTGTCATTAGTCAAGGTTGGGGCAACGGCAACAAAGCCGATGCCATTAGCCCCAATTTGACCACTACCACGTATGTACCCTGTGACCTTAAAACTTCGGGTGGCAGGGGGGCGAGGAACGCTCACCTGTTGAACCGCTTGGTCAAAAGGTTTGACGAAAGACAACAGGTAACGACTTGCATGCTCAGAAAGGACTAAAGTCTTGGCACCGAAACGGTTCATGGCACCCAAACTTTTGGCAGCAAGTCGATAACCCATCCGCGCCATGGGAGCACCAACAAAGTTCGATGCTACGGCGACGGCTGCTTCACGAGCCATGACTTTCTTAGCATTTTGAACCTGTCGGCTAGGGCCCTTACGCCTCCTGGTGGGGACGGAACTGGCTTGCCTTCCACCGGTACCTCCACCCCTACCACGTCGTCTTCCAGACCCATTGTTTTTCTTGAAGTCGTCCGTTTCAGTGACCTCACCGTGAGATCCATTTAGGGACGAAACTCGTCGAAAACAAGGGTCTTGAACGTCCATGCCATCATCTGACTCATCACTCCAAGATTCGGTTTGTGATTCATTGTCAGAATTAGCCAACCACTCATAGACCCCCCCCTCACCGGGTTCACTTGTGTACAAAGCATCGAGCTCGCGTTTAACGCCTTTTCGGAAATAACCGCCAGTAGCATCAACAGTAAAGTTGGGTGTTCTGACGGCATTAAGGACCATTAAACGCAACATCATCTTAAGAGCTTCACCAAGAACTCTACAAGTGCGATATGCCAAGTGACCAGCCGATTCGCAACGTTCAATGCGTCGTTGCTTACCGATTTGTTTGAGGATGTAATAGGGGACTTTCTCAACCACGGCTTCTAAAGACGCCGTGGTTGGGTTTGGGATTGGTAAGTCCCCCCATGATAGATCCGCAAGTTCCTCTATCATCTCCTCTTGTAAGCTCAGAATTTCTTGAACACCCTCAAGGGCAAGAAAATTCTGGGCAGCGTACTCCATACGGCTGGGTTCTAGTTCAAGAACCCATGCCGGGAGGTCGATATTTTCCACCGCGACAGAGGTGGGCGTGCTGATAGCAGCCGCGTCTGGTAAGTTATCGTCAACACCATGACGGGAGGGATTTGCTCCCCTCCGGGATTTGCTCTGTGGACCCTGGCCACTAAGCGAGTAACAGTCCCCCATAACCGAGGGGGCAGCGGACAAAGTAAAACTTTGAGCACCTTTTGAAAAACTCCGGTTCTCCCGGAGGGCAGCCATAGACGCTTGCCTATCCATCATGCTCCCCTGCATTGCTGCCTGTGGGAAGTAAATCTACGTTAAAAGACATGATTAAGGTCGATCCAATTAGGGATTTGATCTCTATAACAGAGCTGAAATCAGACAGTGAAACATACAGAGTACAGAATATGTCTGATTTAGGTATTAAATAGGAATAGATGTAATTGTCCTCCTTTGGATAAGTTTGCGTTTACGCAAGTAGGTGAGATTTTATGAGATAAGAAGTCTGCTGCTAATGGTGTTACCCATATTTCATCTACAGATTGGTTCTGTGACTAGCATTCCGCCTCCATGGCCCTTACCTTAGTGATCGTGTCAGCATCAATTAAGATGGTGTGTCCACAAAAAGGTTTAGTTGGAATCAACTCCCGATTCAACACTCAACTACCGTCTTTCGCCTTCCTAAAACTTTACATTCGGATATACGCCCGATGGCGAACCCTTGCAAATCCTGGACTATCGTTTCACCAGAGTAGTTTTCTTTTGCAAACATCAACCAAATGATGCGAATATCTAGAGTAAAGTTTAATCTAGCTAGGTTTGTACTTGTAACCATGAACAAGCCTCGTTTACCCATAATGGGAGGGGAGAGACACCCCACGAAGAACAACCCCTTTCGGGTAACAAAGCGCTTAGGCATTTGAAACGAACCCGGTCTGAGACCGAGCCAGGCACCTCATTATTAGAGGTTCAAAAGACCCATAGAGAGCCAAAATCCAC